GCACGAGAAATAGTAGATGAAGCATATGTTTCTGAAATTGATTGCTCTGTTGTTTTTCTTAAAGCTAAAAACGAAAAGTATGCACCTACATGGTTTTCATTAAATAATGGTTGGCTTGATGTTAATGTAGTAATTCCAGTTGCGTTAGTGGTAGTAATAGTAACACTTGAATCTGTATTTTGTTCTTTTAGTGGTGGATAACCTGTACTAAAATCATATTCACTAAACTGCCAACTTGTGTCGTTTTGTGCTGACGTTCTAGTTAGNGTACTTACTGGATGGTTTGGATGAACAATAAACAATACATCAGCAGATTGTGTAAATTTTAAATCATTAATTTCTGATGACAAGTAGTTATGGTTAACCTCAAAAGGTGTTGTTCCNCTTATATTTACTGCTTGACCATTTTTGAAAAATCTAAAATAACCAGTTGTATTATCCGAGCCTGCGTTTCCTATTTCAAGCATAAAGGATTCTTCAACATTAAAAGTAAAAGGGTATAACCTAACTTCTTTGTTATCTTTTGTTTGAGATATATTTTGAATAGAAGGTCTTCGTGAAACACCACCATAGGGTAAAGGCACAAAGTTTTCTAATTCTTGACAGCCTGCTTGATACTTGTCTACATCTTCACGAGCGTAGAGATATGGTGAAAGCTCACCTGCGTTAAAGCTATTTACAATTTTCTTTGGCATAGCCCCCTCTACGGAATACTGTTATAATTAGTCTGAGCAAAAGGAGGGTAACTGTTACTTGCACTTGAAGTCGTATATGTAGCCTCTAACCACTCGCTATCGTTTACTGCATAGTTATTTTGTTCAAAGCCATTAACTCGTCTAGCCTCTGGCATTATGACACTATAAAATTCTTCAATTAAAGATTGTTTTAGTTTATCGTTGCCTGCAACTGGAACAGCGAGTTTAGCGGCTAGCATAGTATAAAACACTTCTGCAAACAACGCATCCATATCCTCTGGTTCTGGTAGTTTGTCATAGCATATAAACGCTCTTTGATTGTTTGCTACTAATGCATCTTTTTCTACCTGCCACTCTACGTTTGGTTTTGCATACTGGTATACATCGCTTGTATTAGAAACAAAAATGCAACGGAGTAAGTTGTCTGGTAACTTAAACGAAAAGTCATAACCGAAAGTCGGTTTTACTCTAGTGACAACTATTCCGCTAGCAAAAGTAACGGCAGGGCTGTAGCCTGTAGAGTCTACCTGCTCAACTGTTAGGTTTGTTTTGTAGGTAATTTTCCATTGAGTTTCCGATGTTGTATTAAACTCAAGTTTTACATAATCGTTTAAACCCTCTGTGCTGTTTACATAGACAGGACGATTGGTTGAGTCTGTTGAAGATGCAGTAATTGTATACTTTTCTTCATTGCCAGACTGAGACACAGAGGCAGGGATAGTAACGAGAACCTTGTATGAGCCGATTTCTGTGCGAGCTTTACAGCAATTCCAAGAATGCATACGCACAAGTTCTCTTAGTGTTTGTTCATAGTGCAGATCGCATTGTGTAAAAATACTTCCTGTATTAGAGGAGAAGGTTGGGTTTGTTAATTGATTGCGTTCATTACCAATCTTACTTAACGCCATATTACAGATTTGTACTTTTGTAAGTGCCATTACACAATCCTAAAAAAAAAAGATAAGGGGGGACAAGCCCCCCATAATATTACTCGTTTGTTGCAATAAAGACAACGCCACGAACTGTAGCAGAAGCACTAAGGGTGATAGCGAGGTCATCGCCACCAACATCAATAAATCCGCTTGAGCCGTTAGCCAAGTCGTTAGGCAGTACCAAGTTTCCAGTATTGCCTGTAACATATGCATCAGCGTCAGAAGTAGTACCCAAGTCAGAAATGTTTCCTGCACTTGTAGTAAGATCAGCTAATACAATACGAGCTTTCTGAGGCAATGTGTCTGCAATCTGAACGAGTCCAGAAGTAGCAGATGTAATGCTTACAGTAATAGCTTGTACGTTACCACGATAAACATACTTGTTAACAATTTTGTCAGCGAGTACGCTTGTTAATTCATCTGAGTTAGCCATTATTCAGTCTCCTTATAATTAAGCAGTTTCCCGACAAGGAGCAACAACAACTTTCTCTTCTTCCATGCGGACAGCACCGAACTCTGCCTTCATGTAAGCGTAGTAATTGAAGCCTTTATCAGCACGTTCAGATACCTTTGTGGTCATGTCGGGGTTGATTTCCAACAGAGCCGCAGAAGGTGCGAATGCATATACAGCACGGTAAACATATCCACCTGCAGCNGCAGGTTTAGTCCATGTGCCGTTAGCAGTATCAATGTTTGAGTCAGCAATCAACAGGTCACCAGAGTTTGTGCCATTACCAACTGAACTATCAGCATCCCCAAAGTAAGGAAGGATGTTTGAGATGCAGAACTTAGCACCCATGTAGTCGTAAATACGACCTGCTTGTGAGTCAACTGGACGCTGTGCTGTGTAGTCGAAGTTGATGAAGTTATCATCAGCCATCATTTCTTGCCATTGGTTCCAAGAAATCTTGAATACAGGTGCAAGAGTTTCAACATCTACGTTGTTGTTACCGAACTGAGCTAATACATCAAGGAACTTAGCATAAGTGAAACCAGAATCAACGTCTGTAGTTCCATCATGGATAGAGCTTACAGCGTCTGATAGAGTTACACTTGTTGCAGATGTTTCTAGGTCAGTAGTATTAGCAGAACCGAGCATTGCTTGGTCTAGCGTAATGTCTTCTTGACGAAGGAACTTGTTCTTCATTGCATTAAGTTTAGCGTTGCGAGGATCAGTTCCCATCTTGCTCAAATCTGCCCAGTCCATAAACTGACCATCTTGATAAGCAATACGAGATGTACGACGACGGCTGTAATCCAACTCGGATACAGGTGAGTCACCGAAACGGTTTGTTACTTTCTGGGGCAGACCGCCACCAGTTGTACGCTGATAGACACCTTCTTTACGATACAGGTCGCCAGTAGCAAGCTGAACGTAAGGACGGAGTTTACCACCTTTAACTTCAACCGTTTCACGAATAGCACGGTCAAAGCCAATTACATATGTGTTTAATAAGTCTTGCGACATATCTAACTCCTATTTTATAGTTAATATAATTAGTTTTTTTCTTTCGGCTTTGAGTGTCCGCACTTACGGGTCTTGCCTAGATATTAGGTTCTCACCTGCGATTCTCCGTAGGCTCTTGCGAGGTATCTGCGTTAAATCTGCAAAATTAATACTTATTAAGAATTTAAATGTCAAGTAAATTTTATAACAAATTTGCAGGTGGATTNAATGTAGCCTTCTTAGAAAGCAACTGACCATACTCTTTTGTTAACATCTGATACTCGCTATCATGCGTGTTGGGGTGAGAGTACATTTTGCGTTCTACTTCAACCAACTGATCATCGATAGTAGCAATAGACTCATTCTTACTAGCAATAATCGCATCATCCTTAATCAACGGAACAATCTTATCATTTATTGCTTTAATAAAGTCGGGATTGTTTCCTAGTTGTGGGTCATCTTTAAGATGTCCTAAATCTAAATAATCAAGACACTCAGCAACACGAGAGATATTATATTCATACTCATCTCCACGCCACTCTTCACGAAGGTCTTGTTCTGCCTCCATTGCGAGCATCTCGTATTCTTTTTCCGCTTCCTGTTCAGCAAACTCATTACGGGCTAGTTCATATTCAACTAACGCTTGTGCCTGCTCGTTTGATAAGCCCATAGCGTGTGCAATCTCTTTGAACTCACTTACAGCTTCTTCATCTAATTCAAAATCTTCTGGTGCTTCTGGAATNTCGATGTTGTAATCTTCTGCTGAATCTGGTACGCCAAATATTTCTTTGCGTTGTTCGATAATTGCAGGGTCATCAGACTCCATTAACTCTTGTAGCTTTTTACCAGTAAAGCCTTGTGCATGAATCGCACCTTTAGCTAGGTCTTCTGGTGTTGTGTACTTAGACCAGATAGAGTGTTTACCTAGATCATCTGGTAAAGAGTTACGCCATTCCTCTGTAAAAGTGCCGTCATCAGAAAGCATATCAATATATTCTTGCTCGCTATGTTCAGCACCAGTATCTACTACTTCTTCCTGTACTTCTTCGTGAACTTCTTCACTCATATGATTTCTCCTTTTTGTTCAAGATTGTTTTCTTCTTGCTATGCTTTGCAAACTTTTTAGCAACTTTTGGTTTATTTGCAAACAAATATTTCCTTTGTTTTTCAGACTTAAATGGCATTAACACCTCCATTTACGCAGTGCCAATGCTTTGCGTGTCGGTCTTCCTTTACTATCCTTCATAGCTCCTTTCATGCCACCCATTCTGGCACAAAAAGATTTACGTCTTTTAGCGGCTTTGCTACCACGTTTTACTTTACCAGTAACAGGACGTTTTAATTTACTACCAGTTTTGGCATTGTAATACTTGCGTCCTGCTTCTGATAAACCACCAGTAGGATTCTTATGCACTTTACGCATAGAAACCTTTTTGCGATTGAGTGCAGTCTTAGCCATTA